AGGCTTAGTGGTCGTAGTAGGCTTGACAGGCTTGACAGGCTTGACAGGCTTAGTGGTCGTAGTCGGCTTGACAGGCTTGACAGGCTTGACAGGCTTGACAGGCTTAGTGGTCGTAGTCGGCTTAACCAGCTTAGTGGTCGTAGTCGGCTTGACAGGCTTGACAGGCTTGACAGGCTTAGTGGTCGTAGTCGGCTTGACAGGCTTGACAGGCTTAGTGGTCGTAGTCGGCTTGACAGGCTTAGTGGTCGTAGTCGGCTTAACCGGCTTAGTGGTCGTAGTCGGCTTGACAGGCTTAGTGGTCGTAGTCGGCTTGACAGGCTTAGGGCCACCACCGCCACCACCAGCTTTAGGGCCACCACCTTTAGGGCCAAACATCTTAGTAGGGGCACCGCCGCCAGCTCTAGGCGGGGCATACACCTTAGTAGGAGGGCCGCCGCTTGGCTTGTTTACTTTCTTTGCCATCTCTACCTCTTAGCAGATTTTGCCTTTGGTCTTGCCTTTGTGGGCTACGCCGTCAACTGAGCCACCTTTGGCATATCCTTTACAGGAGCCACCAGACTTCATGCCCGCCTTCATACCACCCATACCCGGAATGTTTTTCAGGTTGCCTGAGCGAGCGGAGCCTACACTCATATCCCCCATACCGGGGGCCATTGGGCGCTTCTTTTTGATAGCGACTTTAGCGCTTTCCTTGTTCTTAATCATATTCTTCTTCATCTTGTTGCCTCTGGCGTGTTCTTGGATGTTGGAAATACCACGGGATGCGCGGGTCATTATTTGTCCACCTTGCTTTCTAACTTGTCCATTATTCGGTTGAACATGCCTTTGATTTCGGCAATCTCAACACGGTAGTCGTCTTTCCTTACGTAGCTTTCGTGGAGCGTCTGGTTGGTCTCTTTGATGTCTCTTTGAAGCTCTTTAATGGCATCCCAGACCATCTTGAACAACCAACCAAACAGTGCCCCGACTAGGGCGATTACTGCATCAACTATGATCTGTGGCTCTGTCATAACCGTCAGGCGTAGAAAATAGTGACGCTCACCACGTTGGTTAAAACTACATACACGCCGTTCTGAAACAGAACGCCTTCGCCCGGTATGGGGATGTATGCGTCGTTGAGTACACCTGCGGTGTTCAAAGTGATGTTGGTAAGCGAAGTACCCGTAGAAGCTGAATCGTAGAAAACAGCCGTACCTGCGGTGGCTCCGTGGCTTATCCAAATCCCTTTGACCCGGCAGCGTGTAGCTACTAGATTGACGGTGGACGTAGTGCTAGCTGATAAAACATCAGTTTGCATGGCTATCTCCTACTTATGCAGAGGGAGGAACCTGTGCGCCATCAGACAGATGCTGTACGTATACAACAGTGATGAACCCTGCACCTGCAGTCGCAGTCGTGCCAGCCATAGTCACCGTTACCGTCACATCAGTCGTACCGATATTGGACATAGCAGTAATCTGAGCAGCGGTAGGAGTGTTGGTCTGACGACCCGCAGCGGGGGTGGTGATTGCCGTTACGTATTTATTAACAGTGGTGCCATCGCCAACAGCCAGCGTAGCGCTAGTGGTGAACGTCGTGGTAACGTCGATGTAGAAGTTGAGAATCTGTGCACCAGCCGGAAGAATGAACGGGGTGCTGGTAGTAAGACCAAGAGCGGCAGTCTGAGAAAGAACAATGCAGCCAGTGTTTACACCCGGAGCGTCTTTAACAGTACCGCAACGAACAGGGCCAGAGAATGTAGCGAATGCCATATTTGTATCCTTGCACTTGCGCCTATCGTTGTGTGCGAATCTGCCGGGGCAGTCGATTAGGCAAAAAATAAATCCCCGGATTTAACTCTCTTATACTAGGGTTTTTAGCACATGTCAACAAAAAGAAAGGGGCCGAAGCCCCTTTCCCTAATCACCTAATCTTCCCTTTTGTGCGACCGCGCTGAGCGCGACCATCGCAACAACTTTTGACAGAACCGCCCTTTTTGAAGCTACGAGACAAAGCGGTAGTTTTCTCTTTCATTTTGCCTGTTTTTTCTGCCATGTCGGAAATAGCGGACTTCATTTTGCTCGCAGAAGCTTTTAGCTCAGACATGAACTTATCTTCTGCGGCACTAGCCCGCTTACTACTTACCTGACGGCGTACAGGCTTAGTGGAAGTAGATGCCGAGGCTCTCGCAGAGGGTTTCTCAGCGGCCTTCCTAGGCGTGCTGGCAGTAGGTTTTGCTGGTGAAGACGAAGACGAAGATGAAGATGATGCGGCGGAAGCTTTTGGGGATGAAGATGCTGAGGCGGGCGCAGAATCTCTGTACTTTTTTAACTGAGATGAGTAATCATTGCTTGATGTATCTCGCTCCTTAGCCTTTTCCTTTGCTTTCAGCCCTTCCCCCGGATAGTATTGAGGCTTGTCCGACCCTGCCCCAACATCAGAACTGTAGGCCATAAGCCCCAGCCCGCCAAGAGTGCGAGATGCCGCTCTTCCTATACGGGACGCCCCAGAGCCAGCGGGCTTTTCCGACGTTGCACGAGCCTGCCTAGAAATTTTGGTGCGGTCTATGTTTTCTCCAGCCCCAGAGCCAATCACTTTTTCCTGCCCTATCCGAGTCCGTCTGAGGTCAACATCTATGCTAGGACGCCCCGGACGGGCTACATCAGAGCTACCTCTGCGTGCAAGGTCTTTGCCTGTAGCTTTCGCCGCATCGCCAGTGGTTCTTACACCGTACCTGCCCCTAGGTACAAGCGCTTTGCCGGGAGATTTCTTCGCATCGCCAGTGGTTGTTACATCGGAGCTAGCCCTGCGTACAAGTGCTTTGCCGGGAGATTTCTTCGCATCGCCAGTGGTTGTTACATCGTACCTGCCCCTAGGCACAAGGGCTTTGCCGGGAGTTTTCTTAGCATCGTCTAGGGGTTTGAAAGACACAGCGCGGCCTCTAGGCCCAAGCCCCCTACCAGAAGTTTTCTTAGTTCTTCCCGTGGCTTTTACGCTTTCCCCTTCAGCAAAGCACCGTTTTCCACCTCGGCTGGCTAATGTTTTTGCCATGTTGCCCTCATGTAAAATCTATAAAATAGGCCAAATTTAACACTCTTATACTAAGATTATTGGGGAGTGTCAACAGAAAAAAGAAAAGGGGCCGAATGGCCCCTTCGCTCGGCTGGGAAACTCCCAACCCTTTGCTTTTCAAGCTGTTATCAGCTTGATCCGGTAGAACCGAATACGCCGAGGTAGTCACTCCAACCGAAGCTATAACGCTCACGAGCCTTGTAGCGAGCATTGCCGGTATCGAAGTCTGCGTCCATTGAAGTTTTCAGCGGAGCGCGAACGAAGTGCTTCAGGCCGTTAGGAACGTCGGTCGTCAGGAACCAAGCATTCGGATCGGTCAGGAAGTGGTTGATCGTGAAGCCACCCGGAATTGCACCGTTGTTCTTCAGAGCGTTGACATCGTTATCGGTGGTGCCGACACGCAGTTCAGTTTCAAGCAAACGAGTAGCTACGAACTGCAATGCAGGAGGTAGGATCAGTTTCTTGGGCTTTGCTGCGATGAGCAGACCGCGTTCGTCAGTCCAGAGGGAAATCTGGATGACTGCATTCTCAAGCGAGGTTTCGTTGAGGTCAGCAGCGGTAGAAGGGATGTTGGAGATGGTTGCACCGTAGGTCAGCGGGTGCGCGTTACTGAACAGTTCTTTACCGTCACCACCTTTGTAGTTCGCGTTAAAGCCGTTGTTCAGAATGGATGCGCCTTTGATTTCCTTGGTGTAGGCCATCGCACGAGCAAGCGCTTTGGTGTAACGAGCAGACAGTGAGTCGTACAGGTTATCCTCAATAGCTTCTTCGGTGAGGGAGAAGCCCAGAGCGATAGTCTCGTGGGTGTATCGGGTAGACCATGCTTCCTGAGCATTGTCGTATGCGATAGCGGAGCCTTCGTTCTTTACAGGAGCTGCGCCGAAACCGGACAGCTTCTGTTCTTCTTCAAAGGAACGCTCAGAACTTTCGGTCTCAAAGAGTTCCTTATATTCTTCGCCATAACGATCATACTCAAGGCCGAACAGGGCGTTCAGACCGGGGAGCAGTTCTTTAAGTAGTTGCGCGCGTGAAATAGCAGCCATTGATTATTACTCCTTAGATGCCAGTGGTCTGACGATAGAAATGGAACCCAGCATTGTAAGTAACAAGAATTTGCTGGCATGAACTATCAGACAGAGCGGTATCCCTTACCAAATCAACAATACGCAGTGGCAGAGTGTTGGTGGTGGCTGCTGAAGCAAAGTTAGCAGAAACCGTACTGTTGCCAGTGGTGGTATTGACCAGAGTAGCAGGCTGGTAGTAACCGATGTTTTCACCAACATTAGCCTGAGTCGCGCCACCAGTGGTGTACAGGACGCCAGAAGCATCGGTGATGGTGATCTTAAAGATCGCATCGGGGTCTTCACAAACAAATGCCATAGCATCCGTAGAAGCCGTACCAGAGGGCCAATACTGAGAATCCAAAGTGTACTTCAGACCCGTAGACTGGGAATACTGGCAGCCGAGGAAGATACCAATCGGCTTTGCAGCGAAGGTAGCTTTAGCGCCAGAAGAAGTATCAACACGAACAATCGTGCCGTCAGTGGTGTAGGTAACGAGATCGCCATAACCGATGTTCTGAGCGTACCCAGAAGCAATCGGAATCTGCCGAATAGCGGCGTTGTATACACGA